GGTATGGGCTGTGCCGTCCCATTCGCGGATGAGCTTTGTGCCCACCACTGGATTGCGGGGATCCGCAATCTGGGACTTGCGCGTGAGCGTCCCCTCGACCTCGTCAGCGAGCAGATCGAGCAAGCGCCGCGTCTGCTTGTCAGGGCCCCCGTAGGTCAGCTCCTGAATGCGGTAAGCTAAGCGGCCTTCCAGAAAGCTGCGGCTGTTGTTGGGGGCAGGGGCATCAAATAGCGCCTGCCATTTTGTTTTCAGGTCATTGACCGACATTGCCTTCAGCGCAGCCAGGCGGGCCAGGATGGGTTCGTGTGGTGTCATGCGGATCTCCTCTGAGTTGGACCCGCAGTACCGCTCTGTTCTGGCCGGAAGTGTAGCGAACTATCTCTACTTTCGGCGAACGTGTCGTGGTGATCGCGCTGCACCAGGCGCACCACAGCTGTCGCGAGCAGACCGTTCAGCTCGGTGCGGCGCTCATGCGCCGTCATGCGGTCGGGGTGATGGGGGTTGCAATGGTTCATGTTTTTTCTCGTGGCTCTGCTTTTTGATGTTCCCTCACAATGATTTTCTGCAAGCGCGCAGCGATGGCATCGCGGTCTTTCGCTTGCCAACGTCGCCGGTAGAGGTCGCGCTCGAGGATGTCTTCAGCGTCCTGCTCAAGGCGCTTTTCAAGTCGCGCATTTGTTTTGGGGATCATTGCTGGATTTCCTTATCTGCCTGTGGCGCGATCTGGTGCTGCAGTTCACCTTCCTCAGAAAACGTGATGATGATCAGGTCGCTGGGCAGCTGTCGCCAGAGCGAGACGGTTGCCACAGCCTCCTCGTTGGCTGAGCGTTCTGCGGTATTGCACCATTCCAGCACGTGGCCGATTGTGTCGGGCAGATCATCCGGTGCGCGCGCGTTGATTTTTCCGATGACATTGGCAATTTCATCCTCGTGCCAATCAATACCGATTTCACGGCACCAACTTACGATGTCATTCCACAAATCAGGGGCATCGCGACGCAGGCTTCTGTTCATGTTTTCTCTCCTTGAGGCGTGATTAGGCCGGCCACGTGACGGCATCTTCTTTGCCGCGCAGCATGTGGCTGGCGACCAAAATCTTCTCAATCTCCTGCCAGTGGTCGCTTCCCTCTATCCACGGGACGAGGTGGTCACGGACATAGGTGATCGCGTCGTCCATGAAGGCGGAGAATTCATCCCCGTCCATCGAGGCGAAGCTGATCGACACCGGTCGCGCGACGACCGCGATCGCGCCCTCAGGGATGTTGTGCCTGATACGCTCCGACCGCGTCATATTGCGGTTGCGGGTGCGTCCGGTTGCCACCAGCAGGTCGTCTTTGATGTTTTCTGCGGTCCATTCGGCGCTTGTCGGTCCATCGTTCAGGGCCTTTGCCACGTAGGTCAAAAAGGCCCAGAACAGGCGGTGCTGCTTGCCGTTGCGCGGCCGCGTGGGTTCGATCTTGTAGAGCGCGCCAAACTTGAGCTTCTCGATCGCCAGCTGACCCGCTTTTGAGGATGGGACCAGCATATGGTCAAACCGGTGCACAAAAAATGCATAAGCCATCACACCAACCCCACTTTTGTCGCAAGCCACTCCGGCAACGCGACCGTTTTGACACCAGGGTTGTTGGTCGCACTCACCTCGACCAGGGCGAGGGGCAGCCAGACTGCCGCGTCGCTGTCGCCGGTGTGAACCAGCACTGCGCGCTCCGTGAGCGCGACCATCTCCACGTCGATGTAAGCGAGTGCGCCGCTCATATCCGCCACTCCGGAGCAAACGGAATTTCGTTGTCGATGTCGCTGCCGCTGCTGGGTCGACCACCCGAACCGTAGCCCGAGCCACCACCAGAGCCGCCGTCATAGTCACCGCCCGAGCCGCCCCCGTCGCCATCCCTGCGCCCGTCCAGCAGCGTCAGCGTGCCGTTGTAGGGTCGCAGGACGACCTCGGTCGTGTATCGGTCCTGCCCGGACTGGTCCTGCCACTTGCGGGTCTCCAACTGGCCCTCGACATAGACCTTTGAGCCCTTCCGGAGATACTTCTCGGCGATCCCAACCAGCCCTTCGGCGTGGATCGCAATCGAGTGCCACTCGACCCGCTCTTTGCGTTCGCCAGTGCTGCGGTCTTTCCAAGTCTCGGACGTGGCAATGCGAAGGTTGCAGACCTTGCCGCCGCTGGAGAAGCTTCGGACCTCAGGGTCGCGCCCCAAATTTCCGATGAGGATTACCTTGTTCACGCTGCCTGCCATCAGGTCTTCTCCTTTGGTGCTTTGGGCATCCGCAGCACCTCGATTGCGCGCGACCTGTGGCGGAGGCGGCGGATGAAGCCGCGCTCCTCAAGGGCATCGAGCAGGCGATGGATATTGGACTTGCTGGCAACATTCAGGGCGTCGGCCATCTCCTCGAATGAGGGGGCGTATCCGTGTTCTGCGGAGTATTTTGCAAGGAACACCCAGCAGTCGTTCTGGCGCGGCGTCAGCATCGCTCCGCCTCCCGGTCCGGATGGCCCAGCAAGCCGCCGTCTCTGATCCATCCGGTCAGGTGCTGCTGGCTGCCAAAGCATCCGCCGGGGGCATAGTTGTGCAGGAACATCGCGTATCCGAACAGGCCAGCGCGGTTTGGGTCGTCTGCCCGGCGGCAGGCCTCGAAATAGTCGCCCACAATGATCGCCTGCGTGAACGATCCGGGCCGCACGCCCAAAAGGACATACCGCACCATGCCCGCGTGCATGTGACGTGGGAGCCATCGGTCCAGTCCTGTGCCCCATTCCGAGCGGGTGATCCGGTCGTAGGTGCCCGCTGGATCAGCCTCGATGTCCAAGGCGATCTGGTGGCGGTCGATCTCTTGCGTTTGTGCTTTCATTCTCCACCCCTCCCGACATTGGCCACAGCGGTGTTGATGTCAGCCTGTGCCTGCTCCGAGAGCGTCGCGATCTGGTCCTGCCAAAGCGACATGACGGCGTCGGCGTCGTCTGCGCTGTCGGCTTCGGCAAGGTCGTCCAGGATCCGCTGGATCAGTCCCGCTGAGGCTTCCTCGGCCATGTCGCGCTCTGCCGTCTCGGGGTCCGGCTTCTTCTCGGGCTGGGGCTTCTGTTCGGCCGCCGCTGGCTTGGCCTGCTTTTGGACTGGCGTGGGCTCTTCCTCGGCCTTCGCATCGTTCGCCTTCTGATCCCCTCCCTGATCCTCGTCCTGATCCGCATCCAAGTCAGTGGCCTCGCCATCGATCGTCCGGCCGTCCTCGTCGTCCGGGGTCGCGTCGAGCTGGTCAGCCGGGTTTATCGCGAAGGCCGCGAAGTCCGCCTTGCCGCCGTCGACCGTCAGCGCATCGCGGAATTCCACCGACAGCGGCAGGTATTTGGCCAGCGCCCGGATGGCAGTCTTTTTCGCCATTTCGTCTTCATGGCTTTTCCACGGGTTGCGATCCGTCGCGCCAAACTTCACGGCCGTCTGCCAGCCCTGCGAGCCGTCCCGGATCTTCATCACCTTGGCCCAGGGCAGGACCACGTAGGCGTGCCCGCCGTCCCGGAATTTGGCGATGGCGTAGGCATGGCGCTTGTCGCCCTCCTGTGCGCCCGGGATATGGCGCAGCCGCGCTTCGGTGCCTTCCTCGTATTCCCAGACCTCGTCGTCGGAATAGTGGATGTTGGCGGAGATCGACGTGATGTGCCCGGACCGGCGCGCAAGATCGATCAGGCCCTTATATCCGACGACCAGCTGGACCTCGGTGATGTTCTTCCGGTTGTTCCTGAACGGGATCAGATAGGCGTGGCCCATGATCGTGTTCGGCTCCAGCCCGAGCCCCGCGCAGGTCATCAGCCCGCCCAGCAGGCTCATGGGGTCGCAGTCGCCCAGTTTCGGGGTGGTCCGGATCGCGTTCGCCATCAGGCGCATCATGCGCTCGGGCTTCATGTGGGCCGCCGCGACTTGCTGCAGCTGGGTCTTGGCCGCGTCGTTCCAAAGCAGCTCCTTGACGTTGGTCACCTGCGTCAGCGGCTTGGTTTTGATCTTCTCGATGGCGGTACTCACAGCTTTTGCTCCTCAATGATGTCGATGCCGGGGATGGTGATCTTTGCGCCCTTGGCCGCGCGAATGTCGGCATTGGCGAGGCGTGTGATGCATTCGGCCAGATCGGCGTGGCTGCGGTAGTGCAGCATCGCCTGATTGATGTTTGTGATATGGGCGGAGCGGTGGGTGCGCAGGCCGGTCCGGTTGGACCCGGTGCCGGTTGCGGAGCTGACTTTGGCTCGAGCGGGGGCCGCCGCCACCTTGGCTGCCTCAGCGGCCTCCTTGGCCTTCTCCTCCGCCTCGAGTATCGCTGCGGCATTGCGGTTGCGCTCGGCGATCAGGCGCTCGCGCTCGGCCTCCTCGGCGGCCTTGCGCGCGGCTTCCTGCTCGGCACGGCGTCGCTCCTCGGCGATCCGCTGCTGTTCCTTGAGGTAGGTTTCCAGCGGGGCCTTCGCGAGCTTGCCAGCTTTCTCGATGATGTCCTTCACGCGGTTGAAGGCCGTGTCGACATCGCGCCCAGCATCAAGGAACGGCTGCTTTTCGACCTTGCGGCGATCCTCGATCTCCTTGAGCTTTGCCCGCGCGGTGTCGAGGAAGTCCTTCAGCTCGCCCGCCTTGGTGTCACTCGCGATCTCGACGCCTGCCCACTCGCTGGCCGCATCCGCGATCTCGGTCGCCTCTTTGACAAATGCGTCGACCACATCTGCGTCGAACATCGGCCCCTTGTTGTGGCCCAAGCCCGCAGTGATAGCATCGCCCATAGTCACAGCCCCCCTTCGGACAGAACGGCAACGATCGGCTTGCAGGCGAATGGCGGCTTCGGGACATTGACCGCTACGACGCTGACGGTTTTGGTTCCGTCCTTGCTGTCGACCTTCACCATGTCCCCGGGGTGGAGCGGCTGCGCGCCATCGTAAGTGTAGGTGTAGGTGCGGCTGTCCCGCGCTTGGAATTTGACGGATACAAACATTCAGTTCCCTTTCATGGTCTGATTTGACCCGCGCGCAGCCGGATCGGTGCATGGGTCGCCGCCATCTCGGGATGGCGACGCTGTAGGTCTTGGAGGTCGAGGTATTCGGCGCGGCTGATCGGGTTCTTGCAGATCGACAGCCATGCCCGGGCGGGATCGCGGCGATCGCCGTTCACCTCGCAGACAAGGCGCTCGTCGCTGGCCAGCTCGCCGTTCTCATCCACCTCGCGCTGGATGGAGATAGACGCGGGGACGAAGGGACCGCCCTTGACCAGCCTGGTGCGATACCACCCGCAGTGCGGATTTCCTTCATGGACCGGTGGTGCGTGCCCGGCCAGCGCGGCGCGATGCCAGGCATAAAGTTGAGAAATGGATGTTGGCTGCCGGATCATGGCTGAACTTTCCTAATTACAGATCAGTTCAGGCCAAAGCCGTGACCGGCCAGCAGAAGGATGTAACCGGTTGCAAAGAGAGAAGCCGCACCGATCAGGTCGCCAGCAATGTCGCCGACAGCACGCCAGTTGACGCACCATTGGGATATGCCAGCGCTTTTGGATTTAGAAATGATCGGGAACATGTGATCCTCCGTTGCTCTGGGAGGAAGTTCGCAAAAAGCGGACACAGTGTCAATCGCAAAAAGCGTACACTTGCGCACGGCCTTGCGAACGTAGTGTCGTGCACATGCAATCTATAGGCTGATTTGCTGGGAACTTGAGAGGCTGGGGCTGTACTAAATTTTACCTGCAGCCCAGATGACGCGACCAACAACTTCGATGTCGGCAAGTGACCGCTCGACTGATGGGTACATTTTGCGATTATCGGAAATTATCGTTACCCAACCGGCTTGTGAGGCGCGCCCTATACGTTTGACCAAGAGCGCCTCGCCATTGTCGCGAATGACAAAAATACCGTCAAAGCTCAGGTCACCCTTGGAGATATCGACCATGACAACGTCGTCATCATTGAGTGTCGGGTTCATACTGTCGCCTTTGACAGTAATGATACGTAGGTTTTTTGGTGAAGCCGTTGTAAGCCTTGATAAATATCCTGGTGGAAAAGCGAGTCTTGCAACTACGTCTTCGCCATAAACCACTGCGCCGTCGCCTGCTGATGCGCTGATGTCAAGGATCGCAACAAGGTCGTTGGTTACCTCTTGCTGATCTTCTCGGCGTTCAACACCGGCAAGCTCTAAGATCTCAGAGCGCACGATGCCATAGTCGGTCAGTGCGTCTGCAAAGGCTTCTGCTTCCTTGAGGGGAAGAAACTCGTCTTTGAACCTGTCGGGGCTTTCATAGTGGTTATATCCCGAGGTCGATTTGCCAACCAGTTTCGCCATGGCGCGTATCGAGAGCCCTGATCGCTCACGAATTGCCTTAAGTCTTTGCGCTGTCGTTATTTTTTGTTCCATCTGACCACTATCGCAATTTCAACCCATAAAGTCCGCACGCGTTTTGCGAATGTTCACCTTGACAAAACGTTCGCAAACAGCGGACAACTGTACGCATGACCTACGTTCAAAACATCATCAAACAATTCGGGGGCCTACGCGCCATGTCCCGAGCTGTCCGCATACCGGCATCAACCATTTCGGGATGGGCCTCTCGTGGCTCCATTCCGGACACACGAAAAGCCCATGTCCTTGTGTGCGCTTTATCTGCTGGCATCAACCTTGAGCCAGCAGATTTCTTTCCACTTTCTGCTCAAGATCAAGCCTCTGGAAAGACGTCACAATGATCGGGCGTGCGCTGTCAACACATCCCTAAATTTGCGTCGAAGTGAAGTCTTTAAATGAAAACACCGTGCGTCCGTGAGCGGCTCTGCTGCCACTGAAACCCAACTTTCGCCCAATCCGGAATAAGGACCACAGCAATGAGCTACCCCAAAAACCAGAACAACTTCAGCATCTCGCTAGAGCAGCTGCTGTCTGACATCGCGAGCGCTGAGGACACGGCGCAGACGATCTCGGAGGCCACCGGCGTCCATCGCTCGAACATCAAGGGCATCCTTGACGACCGCGGCTACCACAAGAAGGCCTTCGCCGACTTCCGCGCCATGCACGCGATGTCCGACGAGAAGTTTGCGGATTATTGGCGCACCTTCAAAGCCTGTGTCGACGCCTACGACGTGGAAGCCGAAAGCCGCATCCAAGACCTCCTCGATCGCAAGGGCGAGGACACAAGCGGCATGGAAGCCGACATGGTGGCCGAATAATGATTGTTGCGGCGCTGGATTTGGCCACAAAGACCGGCGTCGCGGTTGGCCCCCTTGGAGGCAGTCCTACGCTGTGGACGTTTGATCTCAAGTCAAAGGGCGAGGCCAAGTTCCACGCCACCCGCCTGATGCAAATCCAAGGCCTGGCCCATCGCCTGATCGCGGAGCAGGGCGCCCGGTTCATCGCCATCGAAAAGCCCTTTGTCGCTGCCCACAACAACTGGGAGACAACCCTGCTGACGATTGGGCTCACGGCCAACGTCCTCAGCTGGGCCGAGCGTAAGGGCATCCCGGTCGACATCATCCCATCCCAGACTGTCGCCAAGCACTTCACCGGCTCCGGCAAGATGAAGCGCGACGACAAGAAGGCCGCGATCCTTGCCGAGTGCCGGGCGCGCGGCTGGGAGCCCAAAGACGACAATCAGGCCGATGCGGCAGCGCTCTGGGACCTTGCCTGCGCGCGGTTGCTGCCATCTCAAGTTGTTAGTTCAGCGTTGGTTTTAAACGATAAAAAAAGGAGAGGCCGAGGTGCATAGCTTTGACCCCAATATAGCGCAACGCGTCGGGATCAGTGCGGCGGTGATTTACCAAAACATCTTTTGGTGGTGCCAGAAAAACGCCGCGAACGAGCGCAATATCATCGATGGACTGGCGTGGTCGTACAACAGTGTTCGGGCCTTCACGACGTTGTTTCCGTACCTGACCGCAAAGCAGGTTCGCACAGCGCTGACGGTGCTGGAAGAAGAAGGTCTCATTTTGGTCGCCAACCACAATGTGGATCCGCGCGACCGGACAAAATGGTATGCTATTTGCGTTCAAAATGCTGTGCCGGATCCGGCAAATGGCTGTGCCCCACAGGGCAAAGCGGTCTGCCCTCCAGGGCAAAGCACATTTGCCCCACAGGGCAAACCATTACCAGTTAGTAAACCAGATATAAACACAGATGGTAAACCTTATGATCACCGCGATGCGGCGATCGCATCGACGCCGCAGGAATTTGAACTTGCTCAAGACGAATTGGTCCCAGTCGATGCCAACCCGCCATCCAGAGCCATAAAGCGATCTGCGCAACCAATCGCTGGCGGATTGCACGAATCCTGCGAAAGCCTGAACGACGAGTTCGAACGGGTTTGGGCGCATTTCCCGCGGAAGGTTGGCAAGGGTGCAGCACGCGCAGAATGGGTCAAGGCCCGGCGTAAGGCGAGCTATGCGGCGATCACTGGGCCTCTTGGTTTTTGGATCAAACTTCAGAGCGGCACACCCACCGACAAAACCCCACATTTCCGGACTTGGCTGCATCAGGAGCGCTGGACGGATGACCAGACCCATGCCCGGAACAGGGCTGAGACGACATCCGACCGGCTCGACCGGCTCAGCGAGATTTCCACGGATACCGGGTGCGATCAGATCGCCGGTCCACAGCGCAAACTTCCAGAAATTGAGTTGAGGTTCGACTGATGTACGGATTGACCGATGAGCAGCGCAAACGTGCGGTCTTTGAATTTCTTTACCGCAAAGATGGGGGGGTGCTGCGCCGATACCGCGCCCCGGAGCACCTCTCGGACGACGCGATGCGCGACGAGGTCAATCTGCTGGTCGAGGACATCAACCAGCTGATCCCGAACGAGCAGACCGAAAGCGACCTCCGGCTGCTGTTCGCGGAGATCAACAGCGCGATCCGCCGCCGCCATGGCGCGCAGGGCTGGCCACCGGCGAAGATCTTCATTGCCGCCACCGAGGACGCGGTTGCCGAGGCCGCGAAGAAGAAGGCCGCCAGCGCGCCAGCGGGTGCGTCAAGCTTTGATCCCTACGAGATCACGTCGGCGAAGATGCGGGCAGGGGAGCCGGTGTCTGAAGGCTATCTTTGGGGCCGCGAGGCGGTTCCGCTTATCGCCCGGGGCCTGATCGACCAGACCACGATGGAGGGGTACCGGACCGGGGCCTTCACCACGCGCCAGGAGCAATACGGCGAGGACCATGCCGTTCGCTGGGAGGCTGAGGCGAAGGCCCGGCATCAATCTGCGAGGGAGGCTTACCACGCCCGCAAGGACGACGGTCGCCCGCTTGACCCTGAAATCCTGCGCCGGATGCAAGCGGACCTCGACGCAGTCGCCGGGGCAATGGATCGCCGTTCTTACGCGATGCGTCGGTCGGCTTAAACAGGAGGGGCGTCATGACAAGACTGGTCTCAAGTATCTACCACAAAGGCCCGAGCGAATACGAGGCCGAGCGTCGGCAGCGGCAGGTCCGCGAACAGAGCGAAAAGGCCTGGCGCGAGCGCGGCATCGCCATGATCCCGGTTGAGGATCTGGTGAGCGATTGGGACCGGCAGGCGGTGACCAATATCGCCAACCGGCTCTATGGGAGGCGCTTGGATGCCAAAGATTGACCTGCGCCAGATTGAGCAGCCGACATGGACGCCAGAGCTGGTCCGCGACCGGATGATCGAGGCGGTCTGCTGGGCGCGCTACAATGGTGGCCCGACTGGTCCGGCACCTTTGCGCTCCATGATGCCAAAATTTGAGCCTACACTGGCGGAGCACCTCGCCGAAGGCTGGGGCCTCCCGGAAAAGGCCGAAGGGGTGGACGAAGCCAGCACGGTGCTGCGCATCCCGCTTTCGCCAAAGCGCGTCGATGAGATGATCTGGGTCCTTGATTGGTGCCGCCTTTACCTTGTCCGCGATCGCCCCGGGGACGCCGTGATCCTGAACCTTTGGCTGCGGTGCCGGGTCTACAGGGGCAACTTCGACGCTGCGCTGGAGCGCCGCGGCTTCGCACTGACCCGTCGCCATGCCTACCGGATGCGCGACCGGGCACTGTCACACATATCGCAACGCCTTGATGGGGAGGGCTTCCGGCCATGAGCAAAAAGCGCAGGGACAACATGCAGCGCCTCAACAACGACCCTGACTTTGCAGCTGCCCGGGACGCGCGTGCGCGCGAGCGGTTTGCGGCCGACAACCCCCGCCTGCAGCGGCTCGCCAATATCGCAAAACGCGGCTGCGACGTGCCGCCCCGGCTTGAAGCGGAGTGGAAGGCGCTCAAGCAGATGAAGATCGCCAACCGTGAGGCGGCAGGGATGCTCAATATCGCGTGGCTCGGCGATCCCGAGGACGCGGCCGATGCTCGCTGGGCATCCCGCCGTGCATGTCATGTCGTCGACGAGCTGATCGACCTGATCGAGACCGATCGCAAGGTCGATCCCGACTTTGCCTATGAGCTGATAGAAAGGGGCAAGCGCATCAAGCGTATTCTCGAGTGGAACACTGAAACCGACGGGACAAACCGATGAAGCGCGCAGAAATCCTTGCCACCGCCACGGAATACGTCACCCAAGATCGGGCCGCCATGCATGGCGATGCGGAGGACAGCTTTGCAGAGCTGGGGCGCGTGTGGGGCGCTCGGCTGGGTGTGGTGATTGCCCCGCATCAGGTGTCGATAATGCTGTCCGACCTCAAATCGATCAGGGCGTGGCACAATCCTGGGCACGCGGACAACTGGGTTGATGGGGCCGGATACTTTGCCTGCGGTGGCGAGATCGCCACGAAGCGCCATTCATAAGCAAGGCCGATGGTGGCTGTGGCATTGACCACTGCCGCGACGGCGACAGCCTGCCGAGCCTGCCGGTCCATGTGTATCCTCGGCAGGACGTCGAGTATGACCAGCGCTGCCCACCACCAGATCGGCAATCCAGCATTCGAGATGGATCGGTTTGTGACATCGCAAATGTTAAGATGCTGCAATTGCCCACCGCATGCTTAAACCCTCATGTTTTCTTCAGCATTTGCTGAATTCTGCATGCTGGACGTTTGCTAGGATCGCGAACGCATCCTTTGACCGACACGGTCAAAATCGGCTATTCCTCGTGTGCGGCGGCCAATAGCGCCTGCAGCCAGAAAAAACCCAAACATCGCAGCATCGAAATTCACCCAGCAAAATAGGCTCGGGCAGGGGGGTGGCATCGTGAATGTGATCATCCGCGACCTCGACCAAACCCGCATCCACTTCGAGGCAGCAGTCCAGCGCGTCGGTGAACAGGCGGCAACGCGCGCCTTCAATCGCGCCCTCAACAGCGAGGGCGACAAGGTGCGCACCGCAGTCCGCCGGGCCCTGCGCCAACAGACAGGCGCCAAGGTCGCACTCATCAACCGCGAGACCCGATCCTTCCGGTCGACCTTTTCCAACCTCGTCTACACGATCGAGGCGCGCGGCGATCACCTCGGGCTCTCCCACTTCGCGCCCCGGCAGTTCCGCTACGGTGTGCGCGCAAAGCCATGGGGCCGCTTCCAACGCTTCGAGGGCGCCTTCCTTATTGGCAGCCTTGGCAACAACGCCTTCGTCCGCGAGACCGCAGCACGCTTTCCGATCAAGAAGATGTTCGGCCCCGCGATCCCGAAGGAGATGGTCCAGCACGAGACCAAGCGAGCCTTCGAGGAAACCCAACCCGACGTCCTGACCGAAGCCCTGCGCCAGCTGCAACGGATCATCGATGGCCGCTGACAAGCGCCCAGAGGCCCACGCCCACAGCGCCACGGAGCGGGCCGTAGAGAGCGGACAGCGCACGCGGCACCAGGACCTTATCGCGAAGCCAAAGGCGAGTCACAGCAGGCCTCTGCGCTCCTCATAGACCCCACCCCTTGGGTCCCCTCCGGAGAGGGCTGACGTGCGGGGCCGCCGCTGCGCGGTATTTGCGTGTTTTTTTTGAGTTCAAAAACCCATTACGTTATGTTTTGCCTCCCCCCGATCCGCCCCGCATACCCAGCTTTTATTGGGTATCTTGCGCTGCCCCAGCCTTGATGGAGTGAGACCTTGCCCCCTAGCCTAGAGCCCACCACCAGCCGCCTTGACGCCACCCGGTGGCCCGCCTCAAAGATCGAGATGTGGCCGGTCGCGGACCTCGCGCCCTACGTCAAGAACGCCAGGACGCACCCGCCGGAGCAGGTTGACCAGATCGCTGCATCGATGGAGCGGTTCGGCTTTACGATGCCGATTCTGGTTGCAGAGAACGGCACGATCATTGCAGGCCACGGCCGGTTGATGGCCGCTCTGCAGCTGGGAATGGATGAGGTCCCGGTGATGATTGCGCGGGGCTGGTCGGACGAGGACCGCCGCCTCTACACGCTGGCTGACAACCGGCTTGCCGAGACGTCTGAATGGGACCCGGAGATGCTGCAGGTCGAGTGGGACGAGCTGCGCGAGCTGGGCCTTGGCGCCGACTTGGATATGTTTGGTTTTACCGATGACGAACTGCAGGGCTTGTTGCCTGATGCGCTATTGGAGGCGACGGGTGGACTGACGGACCCCGATGACGTGCCGGAGGTGCCAGAGGTTCCGGTAACACGGCCAGGGGATGTTTGGGTCCTCGGCAAGCACCGGCTGCTTTGCGGCGACAGCACGGTGGCCACGGATGTCGAGAAGGTGCTGAATGGCGTGGTTCCCCTGCTGATGTGTACAGATCCACCCTACGGTGTTGAGTACGACCCGAGCTGGCGCAACCAGGTAGGGGCGGCCAAGACCAAACGCACCGGCAAGGTGCTGAACGATGATCGGGCCGATTGGCGCGAGGCCTGGGCGCTATTTCCGGGCGACGTCGCCTATGTCTGGCATGGCGCGCTGCATGCGCGTGAGGTGATCGAAAGCCTGGAGGCCTGCGGCTTTGCCATGCGGTCCCAGATAATCTGGGCCAAGGAGCGGCTGGTGCTGAGCCGGGGTGATTATCACTGGCAACATGAGCCTTGCGCATATTTTGTTAAAAAGTCCCGCAAGGGCCACTGGGCCGGGGATCGCAAGCAAACCACGCTGTGGCATATCTCCGGCAAGGACCAGGATGTCGCCACTGTCCACGGTACGCAAAAGCCGGTGGAATGCATGCGCCGCCCGATCGAGAATAACTCGAGCCCCGGACAGGCGGTCTATGAGCCGTTCATGGGATCCGGCACCACTTTGATCGCGGCTGAGATGTCAGGGCGCGCCTGCTTGGGGATCGAGTTGAACCCAGCCTACATCGATGTGGCCGTCCAGCGCTGGCAGGACTTCAGCGGCGAGACGGCGGTGCTGGAAGGGTCGGGTGCGACCTTCGCTGAAACGATCACGGCCCGCCTTGATGGCGAGCCGGAGGAAGATGCTGCTTGAGGCAGGCGGTCAGGCGATACGGTAGACCCGGCCACGCTCCATTTTCTCGGAGGTGATGGTCAGGCCAAGGCGCTTTTTAAGCGCGCCGGACATAGCCCCACGAGCGGTGTGCTTTTGCCATTGAGTGGCAGTCACGATCTCGTCAATCGTGGCGCCCTCAGGACGGGACAGCATGTCGATCAGCGTGGCCTGCTTGGTGCCCTTACGCGGCGTGTGTGCCTTGGGCGAGGCCTCAGTCTCGGATAAGTTGTCCGGCGTGGGCCTGTCGGTTGGCGCGTCAGATGCGCCCGCAGACACCGTGCTCGCGTCCTCAGTCTCGATGCCAATCGCGGCAAGCCCTGCATCAGTGGCAACCAGCGTGACGCCGTGGCCATCGCCGGTTTCGCGCCAGAGGGGCTCGCCTTTGCGCATGTCCGCGTCGACCTCTTCGATCAGGCCTTTTGCGATCATGGTGCTGACCACCTTGGCGGCGGCTCCACCACGCAGGCTTTCGGGCAGTGGCAGGGCGACGCGGTCCGTGTTTTGGGCGGCGCGCGACAGAATGATTGTTTGGGTGTCGGAAAGTTGGGTCATACTGGTCTCCGGTGTGTGGGCAACGCAGGATACGCCGCCTCCTACCGGGTGAAGCCCGCCATTTGGCGGGCCGTGCGCTGCGCCGAGCCTGTGGATTATTCCGCGTGTTCGCCCTCGCCAAAAGCGCTGTCGGTGATGCGCTTCAGCAGGCTGGCGTAATGCTCGAGGGTGCCGACGTGGCCCCAGTGGATTTTGTCGGGGTGTTTATGGAAGTGATCATCGCTCAGTGCCTGCAAGCGGGCCAACATCGCATCGATCTGCGTTTTCTTTGATATGAAAGCGTTCAGGGCTGCGGTGTTGTCGGTTGCTGTGCGTTTCATGGTGCGCGCTCCGTGGTTGGTGTTGCTCAGTCGAGCCAGAATTGGGTTGCGGTGATCGCGTGCAGGCGAAAGCTGTCTTCTTCGTAGCCGTCCACAAAACCCCAGTACTCAAAGCTTGTGTGCCCCGCGCCAAAGGAGCATGCGCTGAGGGTCTCGCCGGTGAAACGCGTGCGGTAGTATGTGCGACCGTCTGGGCCGTCGATCGTCTCGGGCATCTGGTCCTTGGGAGTGTGGATCGTGTTGGTCATGGCGCGGGCTCCGTGGCTGGGTGTGTCGCTGTTTGTGTAATCACATTCGCTTTTCTGCCGCTTGTAGTGTAGACAATAATGAGCAATATCATTGCTTTGTGAGTAATAACCTGGGTGTATGGCTGAGGCTGGTTGGTGGCGTCTGAAGCTTAAAGGATGCCGATTTCTTTCAGAAGTGCGACGACCTCTGGCAGCTCGATGAGCAAACAGTCGATCCCAACCCTGCCGGCCATCGGAAAGACCTCGGCGTTCAGGTTTTTGTCACCAAGGTGGCGCTGCAAGGTTTCGGGGGTCATCAGCTGGATCAGGTTGTTGTGCCCGATCAGAATGCGCGTGGTGTCGGATGTTGTTGCGATGGTCATGTTCGTTCTCCAGGGCTGTTTTGGCTTATGCGGTCAGGTCGATGATTGCGCGGTCGGCGCGGGCGGTTGCCCAGATTTGGTCGATCGTCTCATCTGTCAGTGGGCGTCCCATCCGCTTTGCAAGGTGTTTTGCGTCGGCGATCGCGCGGCCAAATTGGCGTAGCGTCATGCCAAACTCGAGGTCTTGGCCGTGTTCGTGGGCCATGTAAGCGCGGAATGTGTCGGCGTTGAAGTTGTCGGCGGCGAGGTCGGTGTAGGTGATGCGGGTCATTGGCTTATCCCTGTGAATGCTGCGTCGTTTCGTATAATCACATTCGCTCTTGCGCCCATGCCTATCAAGAGAAATAGACTTTAAAACAGGGACTTAAGTGAATGGCTAATGAGGGCGAAAAACAAAGAGGCAACGTTCTCACCGTCACGCAGGCGGCAGCGCTGTGCAATCGCAGTGTGCCGTGGGTGCAGATGCTGGCCAAGGGCGGCTACATCGTCAAAGAGGCACACGGCAAATACACACTGGTGGCGATTATTCGCGGTGTGATCGCCTATTATGAGGACCTGCAGGCAAAGAGTAACAAGGCGGCAGCAGCAAACCGCGCAACAGACGCGCGGACCAGGGAGATTGAGCTGCGGATCAAGGAGCGCAGCCGGGAGCTGATCCCGATCGAAGATGCGCGGGCAGAAATCGCTGACTGGACCTCTGCTTTCCGGGCTGAGCTTCAAGGCCTTGCCGCTCGGTTCACGCGCGACATGCAGGAGCGCCGCAGGCTTGAGCAGGAAATAGATGGCGCACTCGAACGACTTTCTCGGCGGACCAGCGAAGCAGAGCAGGCTCTCGCGTTTGGTGAAGGAGCTGTTGCGGCCGAGCCAGAAGCGTGATCCGGCGGACTGGGCCGCCGACAACCGCGTCTATCCGGAGACGGCTGGCATCCCAGGCCCGCGTGATCCATGGCTGACGCCTTACATGATCCCGTGGTCCTCGGCGGTTCATCGGGGTGGTTATCGCCGCATCGTGGCTGTGACCTCGGCGCAGTCGGGCAAGACCGACAGCATGCTCGACATTATCGGGGCACGGCTTGACCAGCGTCCAGCGCCGATCATCTACGTCGGCCCGACCAAAGAGTTTCTCACGGACCAATTCGAGCCCCGCCTGATGGGTCTGCTCGATGAGGCCGAGAGCCTGAAGAACAAGGTCGTGCGCGGGCGGCGCATGAAAAAGACCCTCAAGCATGTGGCTGGCGTTCGCGTTCGCCTTGCGCATGCAGGTTCGTCCTCGGCCCTGAAATCAGACCCGGCCGCACTCGCGCTGATCGACGAGTTTGACGAGATGATGGCGAACGTCAGGGGCCAAGGCGACGTGCTGGGTCTCGTCGAGGCACGCGGGGAAACTTACGCCGACTTCGTGACCGCGATCACCAGCACACCAGCGAGAGGTCTTGTGGAAATCGAGTTGAACGATGATAGCGGGCTTGAGTTTTGGTCGCGATCCGAACCGGCTGATTTGGAAAGCCCGATCTGGAAGCTGTTTCAGGAGGGCACGCGGCATCACTGGGCGTGGCCGTGCAAGCACTGCTCGGAATACTTCATCCCGCGCTTCAAGCAGCTGCACTGGCCGGACCGGGCGACACCTTCGGTGGCCAAGCGATCGGCTTCGCTGTTCTGCCCTCGCTGTGGCGGGATCCACACAGAAGAGGACAAGGCATGGATGAATGCTCGGGGTGCAATGGTGGCACCTGGGCAGAGTGTGGAGCTGCGCAACGACGCCCCGCACGTAACAGGTGCGCCAGAGGACAACTCGACCCTGTCGATGTGGACCTCGGGCCTGTGCTCGCCCTTCGTGTCATGGGGCCAGCGGGCAGAGACCTATCTGACAGCGCTGCAATCAGGCGATCACGACCGCATCCAGACGGCGATGAACGCCAGCTTCGGCGAGTGCTACGCCATGACCGCCTCGGGCGATGTGCCGGAATGGCAGGAAATCATGGAGCGGCGGCTGCCGTATCGGCCTGGGCAGGTCCCTTTGGGCGGCCTGCGGCTGGTGATGGGCGTCGACGTGCAAAAGTTCAGCCTTGTCTATGTGATCCGGGCTTTTGGGGCTCGGGGATCGTCGTGGATGGTTGATAACGGCCAGCTATATGGCCCCACCGAGGACGATGATGTCTGGTCCGCACTGGCCGATCTTATGTTGCAGCCGATTGGCGGAATGCAGATCGAAAAGGTGTTCATCGACAGCGGCTTCCGGCCTGACAAGCCGGAGCAAGGCAACGAGCACAAGGTCTACGAGTTCTGCCGCCGCTACAGCTGGCTGTGCTCCCCGACCAAGGGCAAGGATATCCAGAGCCCGCCCTACAAGGTCTCGAAGATCGAGGTCAAACCGGACGGCAAGCGGGCGCTTTACTCGATCGACCTCGTGACGCTGTCGTCGGACTTTTTCAAGTCGCTGGTGATCTCGCGCATCCGCACGCCCATGGACGTGCCGGGTGCTTTCTATGTCCACGAACAGGTCTCAGAAGATTATTGCAGGCAATTGACCTCGGAGGCCCGGGTGGTCGTGGAGGGCAAGCCGGTCTGGGTGAAGCGCAGCCGGAACAACCATTTCCTCGATTGTTTCGACCCCGAGACCGAGCTTCTGACCGAAGATGGCTGGATGCGTGTCGAGGACGCGGTTTCTTACGTGGGCCGCTTCGCAACGGTCAATCTGGACAGCGATGTGATCGAGTATCAGGGCGCGACCAAATCAGTCTCGCGCTGGCATTCGGGTGAGATGGTCCAGATCAAAGGTCGGGCAGTGGACCTTCTTGTGACGCCTAACCACCGGATGGTGACGCAGCGCAGGAACCCTGTGGACAATACCCCTCGCATAACTTTGGCGAAGGATTTGACCATTTGGCACACGCTCAAACGGTCCTCGAATTGGGTAGGTGAGCGACACGATGTCGTGACCCTGCCTGAGTTATCACTCAAGGCGACCAATTGGCGAGAGTTGAGTGAGCCAGAGCGATCTTTCAATGCCGGAGACTGGTGTGAGTTTCTTGGCTGGTACATCTGCGGCGGGCATACCACCCACCAAGGCAACTATGCCAGGGTTGTTATCTCGCAGGGCCCTGGTGAAAAGGCAGACCGCATTGCGGCTCTGCTTGATCGGATGGGGCTCGAATATAGCATCCATGGTGGGCGACAGTTCGTCATTTCATCGCGGCAGATCGCGGCGGCATTGGCTGACTGCGCAGGCGAGGATGGTCGTTGCTACTCCAGGCGCGTTCCGGGTTTTGTCCGACGTGCGAGCAGCGACCTGATCGACCGGTTCCTTGATGCCGCCATCCTAGGCGATGGGTGGGTTCAGAACGGGTATCGTGCCTATGCGACGGTCAGCGCCAAGCTGGCTGACGATATGCAGGAGCTTTTTATCAAGGCCGGACGGAGCGCAAATATCATCCGACGCGATGCCAAGCCTTACTCCATCAACGGACGGACCTCGCCCAACACAGTCGACCAGTATCACGTCTCTGAAATTCGGACGCCTGCCGCCTCGTTGCGTCGAGCGGACAACGCTCCGATTTTCAGAAACGTCGCCTACTCTGGGATGGTGTATTGCGTGACCGTGTCAAACGGAACGCTGATAGCGCGCCGAAATGGCAAGGCCATCATAGTTGGCAACTGTGAGGCGCTTTGCGCAGCCATCGGCTACGCATTCAACGTTCAGCGCATCCCCGAAGGGATTGAGCGTGCGCCGACGCGTGAGGCGGCTGTGCCGGAGGGGCATGATGCCAGTCGGGTTGGGGATGCGGCAAGGGAGGCAAGCGAGTCGGCA